AGTTTTTTAGTATCTACGCCTGTAGCGTCAAGGCGGTCAAAAGCCTGCCCTAATTTTTCATCTGTTGGATTATTCATTACAGATGTCAAACCAGTTCCAAGCGCAGACATTTGCTGATCACGAAGTTTGCCTTGCATTTCTTTATTTTTTAATGCGTTGGCTTCTTGTTCAGCAATCAATTTTGCATAACCTAAACCTGTTTTGCCAAACTTGTTTAATCCAGATATACCTTCTGGAGTGCCTAAATTAGCTGAGCCAAGGTAATTTATAACTCCTTGCTCTTGTTCCATCTGCTGCCGCGCCAATTGGTTTTGTAATTGGCCGGTTTGAATATTTTGAATCTGCGCGTATTCCGCTAACGGGTTACGCTGTTCAAGTTGAATTGGCTTATAGCCAAGCGCGATGTTTGGATCAATTGCCATACCTACCTCTTAACTGTTTAAGTAATACTGATCGGCCAATTGCGCGTTTGATGGGCTACCACCACGATTCTGCAATACTTGTTGCAGCAAAGAATTTTGCGCTTGGTTTTGGTTGTAGTTCATGTATGTACCCAAACCACCACTTACGGCATTTGCCATTCCTATGCCCCCAGCAGCTTGCGCAGCAGCGCCACCGGTTAAGTAGTTACCCATAGTGGAAGCATTGTTTGCGCCAGCTTGACCAAGGAAGTTAGTTGACGATTGGCCAGCACCCATTAATGATTGAAGGGGGGCTATCTGGTTACTTCGGTTGGCTTGATAACGGTTAAATGCGTTGGTGTATTCGCCAGAGGCTGAGTTTTGTGCGTAGTCCTGCATTGCTTTAAGCGATGTGCCAGACACCAAACCACCTCGACCACCTGCGCTGTGTGCCAAAGCACGTTGGCCTTCTGACAATCGGAACTGATAGCCTGGGTCCGCTTGGTAATCGGCCATACTAAAATCTTGGCCGTATTTGCCATAACCAGCAGCATTAGGATCGCCACCAACGCCCAAGAGCGACATCAACCTATTTTGCGCTGTAAGACCCGCTTCTCGGAACGGGGCTTGATCAGCGCGGGTTTGGTTGTATTGCGCATTTGAAATATCAGATGCGCGGTTAGCCGCACCGGCTTGCGTGTCCGCTGCGTTTTTAGAGCTAAACGCGCCGAGTACGGCACTACCGCCAATGGCGCTTATTGGATCAGGCATGACTGCGCTCCCATTCGTCAAAAGTTTCAAAAGCGTAAAACTCCCGAATTTCAGGAGACACTTTACGCATGTGTTCAAATCCACCAAGCAAAAACGCAGTAGCGATATGAATTTCAATCCCTAAGTTGCGGATGTGAAATGCAAGGTTTCGCAAATGCTTCTTGTCACTTTTTGCCATCGCGTTGGCGTCATGAAACCCATTAATGGACGCCATGATTAACGGTTGGTAATAGGTGTAGTTTGCCATAAACCAAGGGTTTGATGGGAGCGAAAACATCATTGACGTAAACACTCGGTTGACATGGCTGTCTTTAACAGTAACGTCTTTGTCAATCAGATCATCCCAAAGCTCCACAGCATCAAACAAACAGTTCAGAAAATCCACAGCGTGCTGGTTGCCAAGGCACCAGCTTCGTTTGTTGGCTTGATTTTGTTCTTGCCATTCTGCGGACATTACAGGCATCAGTTACTCCAGTAGCAAATTGTTGTTTGATGCAGCTTGCATGATTACCCAATTAGTGCCGTCAGACACCATTGTCGCCCAATTGCCAACTACATTCAAGAGGATGGCCGTACCAGCCGTTGTACTGTCAATTGGCACAATGTTGGCCGAAGCCGAATTGACCAACTGCGCTTGCATATTTTTGACCGTAATATAGCGGCCAATCCAAGCCGAGGCGGCTGGAAACGTCAACGTCATAGCCGAGCCGGTCTTGTTGTTGATGATCCAAGTGTCGGTATCCGCAATTGTGTAATCAGCAGTTTTTGTCACCGGCGCTGTAAAAACAGCCGCAATTGATATTGCGCCGGGGCCATTTGTAATTGCTATGCCCCGACCGGCTGTTAACGTATGCAAACTATATGCGCCGGTATCGCCAATCAATAATTGACCGTCAGTTGGCAGCGTGCTTAGACCTGTGCCGCCATTTTGAATTGCCGTAATGCCAGAGCCAGAACCTGTAATTGTGTACAGGTTGTACAAAAACATGTACCACTCACGCGATATTTTTCCAGTGCGCTCATCTAAGAAGTCAACACGGGGCGCGGTGATTTGGTTGTTAGCTGCGGCCATTATGCGTTCGTTGGTGAAGCAATAATTTCAGCGCCCATAATGTCAATCTTGATGGGGTCAGTACCCGAGATTTCATACACACGGTCGCGCAACTTGAGCGTCATACCCAGACGCCGCCAAAAGACGCGCTTATAGTATTGGCCAATCTTTCCCATGTAAGACCAATGCTCATTGGACCACGTATGACCCCCATCGTCTGAGAAACGCAGCATGACGGCTGGGTCACTACCTTGGCCATCATTTAAGCCCGTACCGGACTCGCATTCAAGTTGCAACGTGTGCTGTGCCGTGCGCTTGAGATTGTTTGTGCCGGTGGGCAGCGCACGCCAAGAGCGCAACCACTTTTGTGGTTGGCCATTGTCTGCGTAAACCGCCAAATCAAACGTATAGATATTGCCGTTCTCAAAGTCGCCAACAATGATGTTGCCGCCAAAGTTGCACTGGCAGTTACTGCGGTGGCGGGTAAACGCGCCGTTTACAAATCCAGCACGCTCATGCCAAGCTTGCGTAGCCACATCGTAGACCCAAGTGGCGTTTGCCGATGGGAAAGTCAGCACGTAAAAAGAGTGGCCTTCTTCTTGGTACGTATAGGCCAAAGCGTCTGAGATGTTGCCGTACTGTGCGATAGCGTACTCAATTGCGTGCGTAGACACGCGAGCTGCGCTGTATCCTTGCGCCCGGTAAACAATGCCTTGGCCACGGGCGTCTGTGCCCAGCCAGAACAAAGTGTTGTCCAGCTTGGCCACAGAAAACGATGCCACACAACCAATTTCGTTAAACGCGCCTTGGATGTTGGTCAGCGGGAAGTTGGCCAGACCGGCGTTGTACCAGACTTCGGTTGAGTCAGTGCCAAACACCCACATCTGGCGATGGTCCACGTTAATGGCCACAACTCCGTCAGGAGAGCCGTCAGCAGACGCAAAGTCAAGAGCGTTAAACACCAGAGGGTAGATGTAGTCACCATTGGCTGGATTGACCGTATCCACGCTCCAAATGCGTTGGCTGTTAGGCTCGTTAAATACAAACAGATTGTCAATGTAGGACACCGTTACAGCGCCGGGGAAGTTGGCGTCTGTGATTTGGTTAAACTCGCCCGTTGGCTCGTAGTACGTGTAGCTGGGGCCGTTGCAAGCAAAGAAAATAACCGCGCCGTTATCAGCAATGGACACAGGGCCAGTGCCCGACACGTCGCCCAACTTAACTGGCGTAGATGTCAAGCCGGTCAGTTTATAGACCTCAGTGCCAGACACAACGTAGAAGTCACTGCCGTTGGTCTGGTGCGCCCACAATGCACGGATAGGGCCAGTGCCCACTGTCTGAAGAAAGTTTAAGCCTGGTGCGCGATTTAGGAACGCAGGCTCTGTACCGCCCTCGGGAATAATCTCGGGGAAAATGTTGATCATCCGGTTGTCTGCCGCATTGACAGACCGGGCAACGTAGGCCGAACCGAGAATGGGCGACTTCATCAGTAGTTACCGGCGTAGACGTTAAAGCGCTGGCGCGTAGCTATCATAGAGTACGGCATCGCCATCACATCGTCAGGGTTGTTAATGCGCTTCAAATCGCGCTTGCTGGTCATAGCAATGCGCTGCACTTGTGGGCTTGGCTCAACGCCAAACTCAGGCGCAAACTCCATTGCCAAGTTGTACGTAAACGCACGCAGGTAACCTGGTGGGTAGTACAAAACCGTGGACAGATCAGCGGGTTTGTCTAATTCCTCAACCGAGATGAAGTGCCACACCATGTCTTGAGTTGGGCGGGGGTAGATGAACATTTCAATGTCGGGGAACGACATGTTGGTGAACATCACTTGCGGGTATGTAGACGTTACTGTCTTAACCGCGATGCCATCATACTGCTGCTGGTTAATAAACTTAATGCCATACGACACGCCGTTGGGCGCTACAAAGTATGTGGCGTCGTCAAGCAAAATGGGGCGGTTGCCCACAAAGTCACCCGACGGGCCAAGCGTGCGGCTAATCAGGCCAGACGGCCATGTGAATACTTGATCTTGGGTGGAGAAGACAGCCAATCGCTCAGTGTTCCAACTGTCAATCATTTGATTGAGCGCCATCAAGGCATCTTGAGAAGTAGCAGCAGACGGTGTTTCACCTTCGGCAAGCACGCCGAGCAGCCTAAGTGCCCGATTGATTTGTTCGCCAGCGGTGTACGTGGTCATGCTCAGACTCCTTCAGTTTCCACCTTACGGGTGTATTTGCGCTTTACAACAAGTGTGTTGACCGCTTCTTCAGACTCCGAAGGCGTATCCGAATTGTAGCGCACCCAGCCATTTTTTTCATCCGCTTCGGCTTCAGCTTCCATCGTGGCAATTTTAGCGCCGTGGATGGGGTGGGTCATGACAATGTTCATGTTTAAACACGGGGGTAATTAGCCCCCGTTTAATTAAGATGCGCCGTGGATGATGGCAAAATTAATAATGACTGCTTCAGAGTATGAAGTAGACGCTGTTAAATTTCGCAACGTGATCAGAGCAGAGCCAGCAGCCAAATACGAAACGTAAGTG